GACCAGTACGTCGCCGTCGGCCTGACCAGCGCGCGCGCCAAGCACCTCCGGGGCGCTCCGCCCGCGCCGAAAGGACCATGACCCGATGGCGCTCACCGCCAAAGCGCGGCGCCACATCGCGACTCGGAACTTCGCGTTGCCCGGCCGCCGCTACCCGATCCACACGCTCGCCCACGCGCGCGCGGCGCTCGCCCGCGTCGCACAGCACGGCACGCGCAGCGAGCAGATCCGCGTCCAGCGTGCCGTCGCCCGTAAGTGGCCCTCGGTCGCGGTGACGAAGGGCCCGACCGGACACCGCCGCCATCTGCGGCGGCACCGCTGATGGACGCCGCCGGGAGCGACGGGCTCACCTGGCTCCAGGTCGCCGGCATCCTGCTCGCGGTCGCGGTCGTGATCGCGGGCGCCGCCTGGTTCTGGGCCCATCACCGCCGCCGCCTCGAGGACGCCGAGGACGCCGGCATCGGCCGGCCGCCCGCGGCGAAGCCGCCAACCCCGCGAGACCCGACCGCGCCGTGACGGCCGCCGAACGCGACGAGCTGCTCGACGCGGTCGAGCGTGTGGAACGTGAGGTCGAGGCCGAGGACGTCGGCGGCACGGTCGGCCTGACGCACGACGTGCTGCTGCGCGCGCTCGCCGATCTCATCACACGGGCGGTGCGCATCTGGCTCGTCACGCAGCGCGTGGCGTGACGCGGATGCGGGCGATCACACGGACAGCGAGGCGGCAGCGATCCGTGCTCGTCCGACCACGCGGCACGGGGGCGTGCGCGCGCTACCTGGCGCTGCCAGCCGCCACGCCGCCGCCCCCGCCGCCACCCGCCACGGCGGGTCCTCCCCGGCCGGGCCTGGCCGGCGAGGCGGCGCCCCGCCGAGTTCGACCACGCGTGAGGCCCATATTTAGCGGAATTTGCTGGGGTTTTTGGCCGGCGCCCGCAGAAACTCGGCCTCGCCCGCAGAAAATGCCCGCCTGACGGTGCCGCGCGACGACCGGAAACCCGCGATGCCGCGGCGGCCGCGGGGCGGCGGCCTCGATGCCGACGAGCCGGCGCGCCAGGCGGTGCTCGAGGCGCAGACGGCGCTGGTGCGCGTGCAGACCGAGCTCCGCGAGCTCGAGCTGCGCCGGCGCCAGGGCGACGTCGTCGATCGCGCCGCCGCCGAGGCCGACCGGGAAGCGGCAGGCCAACGCATCCGGACCTTCTGGCTCCGCTGGCCGGCCGAGGCAGCCCCGGTGCTCGCGGCGCAGTTCGGGCTCGACGGCGATGCCGTCGCCGACGTCCTGACACGCCTCGTGCGGACGGCGCTCAGCGAGCTCGCCGATGCGGAACGGCGCCCGGCGCGCCGGCGCTAACGATCGCGGGCTCCGGGCCGCGTGGGCGCGCGGGCTCGCGCCGCCCGAGGTCGCCACGGTCGCCGGCTGGGCCGAGACCGAGCGCCGCTGGGGCGAGCGCGGCACGGGCGGCCGCTACAGCTTCCGCCTGGTCCCGTTCTGGCGCGAGCCGGCCGACGCGCTCAGCGAGGGCTCCGGCATCGAGCGCGTCGTCGTCCAGAAGGCGTCGCGGCTCGGCGGCACCGAGGCGCTCGTCACGAACCTCGTCGGCTACGTGGTCGCGGTCACCGGCGGCGACGTGCTCGCGATCCTCCCGACGGTCGACGTCGGCAAGCGCTACGTCCGCGAGAGCTTTCAGCCGATGATCGACGCGACGCCGGCACTCGCCGAGCGCCTGCGCCTGGGCTTGCCGCCGGGTGCGCGCCAGGGCGCGCTCTACAAGCGCTTCCTCGGCGGCAGTCTGACCGTGATCGGGGCCCGCAGCGCCGCGAGCCTCCGGCAGACGGGCGTCCGCTACGTGATCGTCGACGACATCGACGGCGTCCCGCCCGACGTCGCCGGCGAGGGCTCGCTCGCGCTGCTCGCCGAGACGCGGGCGCGCACCTACGGCATCGGCCGGAAGCTGCTGTTCCTCTCCTCGCCGACCGAGGTCGGCCGGTCGCAGATCCATCCCGAGTTCGAGAAGACGGACATGCGCGCGCTCCACGTGCCGTGTCCGCGGTGTGGGCACCTGCAGGTACTGGTGCTCGGGCAGCTCCGCTGGGAGCCGGGCGAGCCCGAAACGGCGCGCTACGAATGCGCCCAGTGCCGCCGCGCGCTCGAGGAGCGCGAGAAGCCGGCGATGGTGGCAGCGCATCGCTGGGTGCCGACGGCGCGCGGCCTGGGGCGGCGGCGCGGCTACCACGTGAGCGCGCTCTACTCGCCGACGGCCTGGTTCAGCTGGGCGGACGTGGCGCGCGAGGTCGAGGCGGCCGGGCGCGACCCGACGCGCATGCGCACGGTGCGGAACACGATCCTGGCGGAGGTGATCATGGAGCAGATGGAACAACCCGCGTGGACGGTGCTCCGGGACCGGCAGACCGAGATGCCGCTCGGTGTCGTGCCGCTCGACGGCGTCGCCTATCTCTGCGCCGGCGTCGACGTGCAGCGCCGGCGCTTGGAGCTCCACGTCTGGGGCTTCGGCCGCCACCGCCGGCGCTGGCTGATCGACGTCCAGCACTTCGAGGGCGACACGCTGCTCGACGAGCCGTGGGCGGCGCTCCGCACGGCGCTCGAGCAGACGTGGCCGGCCGTCGACGGCCGCTGGGCGCTCCGCCTCGAGAAGGTCGGGGTCGACACGCGCTACCAGACGTCGATGGTGCAGGCGTTCGCGCGCACGTGTCCGCCCGGGCTCGTCGTCCTGCTCCAGGGCATGGCGCGGATCAAGAGCGGCGCGATCGTCTCGACGCCGCGCTCGGTCGAGACGACGCAACCCGAGAAGCAGCGCCGGCAGGCGCGGCGTCGCGGCCTCCAGGTGCGCGACGTGAACACCGGCGAGCTCAAGCGCGAGTGGTACGGCCACCTCGCGCTGACGGATCCGGCGGCGCCGGGCTGGGTCACGCTGCCCGCCGCCGGCGACGAGCTCTGCCGCCAGCTGACGGCCGAGGCGCTGGTGCGCAAGCGCACCCGCGGGATCGAGCGCGAGGTCTGGGAGAAGCAGTACGCGAACCACGCGCTCGACTGCTGTCTCTACGCCCGCGTCGCCGCCGAACTCGTCGGCTGCTGGAGCCGGTTTACCGAGGCCGAGTGGACCGCGCGCGAGGCGTCACTCGGGATCGGTGCCCCCGCGGCGCCGGCGACGCCCGTGACTCCGGTGACACCTGTCACACCTGTCACCTCGGGACCGCCGCCGCCGGCGCCCGGGCCGCCGGTGCTGCCGCGTGCCGGCCAGGAGCCGACCGTCACGTGGCGGCGCTCGGCGTTCTGGGACCGGCGCGGGCCGAGCAATCCGTGGCGGCCGGTCTAGGCATGCGCCAGTCGGGCGGTGGTGGTGGTCATGAGAGCGGGACCAGGCGGGGCCGCGGTGGTGCCGTGGGCGCGCGCTCCGCGGCGCGGGCGACAGCGGCGCCCGCCGAAAGCTCTGGGGCGTCCGGCCAGAGCGAGCTCACCTGTGCGGTCGCGTCGATCAGCCGGTTGATGCTCGAGAGCACCGCGTACGCCTCGCCGAGCGGGAGATCGTCGAGCGCCCGGAGCACCGCTGTCGTCCGAACATCGAGCGCGGCGACCTGGAGCGGGAGGCGGACACGCGGTCGTCGCCGATGCGTGCACCAGTAGTGCATGGCAACGGCGCTCAGCACGCCGATCACCATGGCACTCATGAAGGCCAGCCAGACAGCGAAACCAAGCGGCACCATGGTCATCGTCGTTAGCCCTCGCCGTGCACCATCGCCCAGCGGCGATCGAGTTCGTCCAGGCCGAGGCTGAGCGCCACGCGCACCATGTCCGACAGCGAGTGCCGCTGCTCACGGCGGGCGGTTGTGCGGACGCGCTCCCACAGAGGATCATCGATCCGGAGGTTGCGGACGGGCATCGGGCGTGGAGGGGCAGGACGACGACGACCCATCGGGGCGAAAAAGCAAGTTGACGTCGAGGTCACAACGGACGTACATCGTAGCACGTTGAGGGGTGCCATGACGAGAGAGATCGTGAACCGGACGGAGACGGAATTCACGGCCGCCACCAAGGCGGCGCGGATCGCCGAGGCGCTGGACCTGCTGCGCGGCGCCCACGCCATCGACGAGCGCGAGACGCTCGGCGCGGAGGAGTGGGTGGCCTGGTACGACGCGACGATCCCGGCCGTCGTCGACATCAAGGACCTCGCCGGGGCGATGGAGATCGAGCTCGGCATCCGGCGCGGCGAGCGCCTGCTCGCCGCAGGTGACGAGCGCGGCGGGGATCGCAAGAGTGCCGCGGCGCAGATCAAAGTCGAACAGTGCACTACTTTGATCCAAAGCGAGAAGGATATGCGCACCGGCGACCGCCTCCTCGCGCGCCACGCGCCGGCCGTGCGGCAGTACGTGCAGCACAGCGTCGCGCGCGGCCGCCGCCCGACCCGTCGTGGTGCGCTGCGCATCGCCCGCGCTGCGGCACCGCCCGTCGACCATCGCCGCCGCGGCTTCCAGAGCACGCGCGCGCGGGTCGCCGGGCGCGTCGGTCGCGTCCGCGCGCTGCTCGAGGAGCTCGACGGCGAGGCGCGGCATTCCGATCGCGAGCTCGCCCGCGCGGCGCGGCGAGCGAAGGTCGATCTCGAAAAGGTGCTCTGGGCATGCCGCCTCATTCCGTGGCTCGACGTCGATCGCGACGAATCCGGGACACGGATTCGCATCGACCGCGAGCTCCAGGCGCTGTGCGACGGCCGCCGCTCCCGCCCGGAGCTCCAGGGCTGGTCGCTCAAGACGTTCCTGTCGAACCTACGAACGGAGATCGTCCGGCGGAGAAAGGAGAACAACGACGCGCGCATCGGCAAGAACTGGAACCACGAGGGGATCCTGAGGCGGGAGCAAAGCAACCTGCTCGACTGGATCGAAAAGGAACTCACTCGCATCCCGTAGGGCCGTCGCGCCGATAGGGATGGGGGGGCTCGGCCCGCACGTGTCGGAGTCCGAGCGGAGGAGAACTGGACATGGCCATTGCTCGCACGAAGTCAGAGCTGCAAGATCTCACCCCGGCACTCGTCGCCGCGTTTGCCGCGTACCCCGGATTGCCCGGCGAGCGCGAGCTCAAGTCCGCGCATCTGGCATTCCTGCGCCAGCGGCTCGAGGGGGGCACGTTCCTCGGCGTCGACTGGGCGGTCGGCGTGCAGCGCGAGACGGGCACGAGGTATCGCGCTGACGGGCAGCACTCGAGTCGCCTGCTGGCGGACGTCCCGCCCGAGGAGTTTCCGAGCGACCTGCGCGCCACGATCACGACGTACGAGTTCGACTCACTGGACGAGGACGGCTACGTGCTCTTCAATCTCTTCAACCATCCGAAGTCTGTGCGCACGAACACGGACCTGATGGGCGTCTACCGCGCCCATCACGAGGATCTCGGGGACCTCCCGAACGGCTTCCTGCGCAACGTCGCCGCCGGCATCGACTTCTACCGCCGCGAGCAGCGCGATCCGGATCTGTTCACCCTCGCGCCCCGCGACCAAGGGGTGTACTGGCAGGAGGCGGAGCATCGCGCCTTCGCGCGCTGGCTGTGGACGTTCCATGAGGCGCGGCACTTCTGGATGGTGAAGAAGGCCGGGCTCGTCGCCGAGATCTTGAGTGACGTCAGCACGGCCGATCAGGCGGACCTGGCCCGGGAGTTCTGGGCGCACGTCCTCGCCGAGTCGCATCCCGACGAGGACCACGAGAGCCGCGAGTTAGCGCGGGAATTGCTCAAGATGAAGCAGGGTCAGAAGAAGATCAGCCAGAAGGATCTCCGCAAGCTCGCCAACAAGGTCTGGCGCCGCTACTGCCGCATGGTCGTCCACCCGGCCGCCGCGTGACGTGCGCGAGGTGCTCGCGCTGCTCGACTGGGAGAGCCAGCCGGCGCCGCCGGAAGAGGGCTGATGTCGCTGTGCCTCACCTGCGCGCACGCCACGGTGATCGAAGGATCCACCGAGTCCGAGCGCTTGATCGTCTGTCGCATGATCGCGGACTCCGCCGGCGGCGCCGCGAGCATCATGCGCTTCGCGGTCCGTCGCTGTTCGGAGTACAGCCAGCGCGATGCGCCGCAGCGCCACGATCTCGAGGACATCGCCTGGCGGATCAACCTCGATCGCCGCACGCAGCAGATTGGATTTCTGTCCCCCCTCGAGTGGCGCCGCCGCCGCCGGCTCCCTGTTGACGACGAGGAATCCTGAGCCGGCTGCCCCCGAGTGACGCGCGCGGTCCGCTGTGATACGGGCGCAACATGCTGCGCCCCGGTGCCCCGCGTGCGACGAACGGCGGCCCGCTGCCGTGGTTTCCCATCACGCCGGAGATGCTCGCTGCCTTGGCCCAGGCAATCGCGGGCGGCGTGAAAACGATTTGGTATGCAGACCGGCGATTGGAGTGGATGTCGCTCGACGACATGCTCCGGGCCTACGACTGGCTCCTCGCGCAGCTCGGCATCCCGGGCGCGCGGCCGGTGCGGCGCGGCGCGTGCTTCTCCAAGGGCCTCGACACCGGCTACGGCTTCGGCGCCGCCGAGCACCAGGAGGTCCCGGGCATGGACTACCTGTTCTCGCGCGGCGCGCCGGTCGATCCGACGCAGCCGCCGGACGTTGATTGGGAGCGCGCGCGGTGACCGAGCCGGCGCCGCCGCCGGAGCCATCTCGCCTCGATCGTCTGATCGCGTGGGCCACGCCGCTGCGCGCGCTTCGCCGCCAGCGCGCCCGCGTCGCGCTCCACGCGTTGCGCACGTTCGAGGGCTCGACGAAGAGCCGCCGCACCGAGGGTTGGCGCGTCGGCGCCGGCACGGGCCCGAACGTCGAGCTCGCGCCGGCGCTCGCAACGCTCCGCGATCGCGCCCGCGACCACGTGCGGAACAATCCCTACGGGCGCCGCGCCGTCCGCCACCTGGCGACGAACCTCGTCGGCGCCGGCATGATCGGCGCGGTCACCGGCGAGGACCGGGACCGGGTTGCGGCACTCCAGCGCGAGTGGGACGGCTGGGCGAGCGCGCGCACGTGCGACCAGCGCGGCAAGCAGACATTCGGCGGCCTCCAGCGGCTCGTCGCGCGGACGTACTGCGAGGCGGGCGAGGTCCTCGGCCGGCGCGTCTGGGATGCGGCCGCGCCGCTCGGCTTCCGCGTCCAGGTGCTCGAGGCCGACTATCTCGACGCCATGCTGCCGCCGCGCGAGCTGCCGAACGGGCATCGCGTCCTCGGTGGCATCGAGCTCGACGGGAGCGACCGGCCGGTCGCCTACTGGCTGCTCCCGCACCATCCGGGCGACACGTGGGCGGGCGCGATCCAGACGCCGAGCCGCGTCCCGGCCGCCGACGTCGCGCACGTCTTCGACGAGGAGCGCGCCGGCCAGGGCCGCGGCTACCCGATGCTCGCGCCCGTGA